GCCCAATCATAAGCCTCTTTTGCTTGATTAATAACTCCATGTTGTCTACGTTGCCAGTCTGTAATAAGTTCAACTGTCTTTGCATCCATTTGGATATTTGGGTCATTCTCAATCTCAATAGAGTTCTGTCTATTGGTTGTATCTTGTAGTCTTGCTTCACGAGTTGTAAATGCATTACCCATTGCAGAGGGTTCTGCGTATCTCTGACTAAACTCTTGAAAAGCAAAACTTCTGTGACGCACAATTTGATGTGCAATATCACGAGTAGTTTCAACCTCTATGCAAGCGCTAGCCATTTCAAGCGGCGACCAGTGCTTGTTTTTAACAAGGTATTTGATAAGTTTTTCGGACGTTTTGTGTGCTTCTTGATTGGCCGGATTGGAGACACGGGCGCAATAAGATATAAGTTCTTGGACATCTTTACCGACATACAACTCTCCTTCTGGTGGTTGTGAATAACTAATTAGTCTTGCTGTTGTAAGCATTTTATTTACTTCCTTATTTTCTACCATATTCTTTTCCACCTTTGTTACAAATTTCAAAATGGGCAGTTTTCAAACGTACCGAGGTTCTGGTCTTTAATGCGTCCGTCTTGGACGTGGGCGGTAGTTGTTACTACTGCGAGATGACATATCATTCAATTTCTTGGTGATATCTTGGTCACGCTTCACTAGTTCAGCGTTGTCAAACTCTAGATTTTTATTTCGTGATGCGAGGTCTGAAACCTTTGCACGATAGAAATCTCTTTCCCTAATTAATTCATCAGACATTAGAAAGTTTCCTTTATTGTCCTCAAAAGTTGATTCCTACATTTATGAATATCATAACTCAAAAATGCACCGTATTTGACGATTAAACGTCTACTATCTGGCCATACTAAATCATCGTGTAATTCCTTATCCCATTTTCCTACATATGACAGCAACCCTTCAAGGATTACCATCGTTTCTAAACTAATCCTCTTTGCGAGGAAGTTCTTTAATAATACAGGATGTTGACCCTTTTGTAAAGAGAAAATTGTATCAAAATCATCAACTTGTGTAAATAAAACATTCATATCTGTCATAAAATTATATGTCAGTGACTGCTTGTATTTCATCCAGTCCATGTAATTCTCTTCACTAAAATCACCTAACCATCCCTTTGGAGACTTTACAAAATTAGCAATATAATATTGTTCTGTATTGTTTCCATATTTCCTAGCAACACGAGCAAAAAAATACCTATCTTTGCGTTTGAGGAACGAACCCTTAGAAGCAGATGTTTTACCACCGTACTTTCTATATTCGTAATCTGTTGTGAAGTGAAGCTTCAGGCCCAGATACATCTGGTATGCATTCCATCCTTCCATTAGGTCTATCCTCAGATTGGTAGGGTTGCAACTCTTGGCAAGAAGTTTAGTTCTCTTGCATCTGCCTCTATTTTTTCCTTGAGTGGTTTGGAGATTAAAGGTGCGACTGCATCCGGCTCCATTGAGTGTTTCTCGCAATAATCTAATATTGCATCCATATATGATGTTTGTCCATTACCAAGTTTTACTAGTTCTTCAATCTTGATGGCGAATTTCTTTGGCGTCATCACTGCGAGTTCTTCTAAGTTCATAATATCTCCATGTTATTCAATAAAGTGGTGAGGGGAAGCGAAAGGAATATTCTTCCCCCCACCTTATAAAGCAGAGCCAGTGTATAAATGCTGGGTGCAAGTCGGCATTAGTCTCTCTTAGTTATAAACTTGTAGAGTTCTTCTGCCTTTTCCATGACTGCGGCAGGCTTATACATCTGTGGTGTATACTTTTCATACACCTCTTGTATATCCTTACCTTGGTCTTTGTATTGTTCTATCATTGACCAGAACTTGTTGTTCGCAACTTCGTGTTGCGTATCCATCATTTCTTTTGCCATTCTTAGAACATCGAACCGTAGTTCAAAAGGGTTTTTATTACTCATAACTTTTCTCCTTGTGTGTTGTGTTATGTTGTGTGATTGTGGGGGTAACAGTTCCCCCACACGGATGTATTAAGGCATCACCCTATTCGTGTTCACCACCTTTGCCTCTACCAAATCCACCAAAATATTCTGGTTTACGTTTAGCAGTTTCAAATGTACCGACAGTAATCACAATTGCACCAAGTAACAATGAATGGGCAATAAGGTTAGCACCTATAAATGCCCATGTACCTGTTGATATTGTAAATACAATCACCCACATCCACGCCAGTACTTGCATTATCATATGCCTTGTACCAGTGTGTGGAATAGCACTAAGTGGATTATACTCCGAATTCATAACAGCATTCCAACTGTCTACAATAAAACTTCTCACTGGATAAACTCCTTTTTCAAATGTTACTTTTAGGGGATAGTGTGCATCAACTACGTCTTTGAAATCTATAGCGTCATACACATCACTGAAGTATTGAACTACTTTTCTTTCCCTAAAATAACCTGTCACTCTATACATACTAACTCCATAATTATCGCCTATACCACAGTAGTTTTAGAAGATTATTGCGTTTGTGTTCTAATATCAATCTTCGATATACCCACAATTGCCAAAGTTCCATATCACTCTCCTTTTTACAGTTGAGTGCGTTCCTTCTGCATTATAGCATACTTCCGTCCTCTACCGAGGATGAACGTGGTAGGTTATTCTGTTACGAGGAAACCTACCGAAACCCTAAGCAACCTAGGCTGCTAATGCAAAGTCATTATCGTTTGCGTTTACTTCATTGGTCTATCAGGCGACCACACCACAGTTCTACTCTTTCCTATTACCATCAGTCGATCCTAGTTCGCCCCCATCATAATTACTTACAAAGGTCTTCATACTTTGTAGTATGCAGACGATGTTTACTCATATCCCCCGAAAGGTATTTCGGTATCTTTGCATCTGCTTTACGTTGGCGTTCTGCAAAGTAGTCTTTTGTTATAACAACAAGTTTCAGATTAAGTAACCATTGTCTCATGCACTTCTCCTAAGTAATTATGGTGGAGGCGTTGGGTACTGCCCCCAAGTCC